CTGATGAAAGTCCGGCCAAAGGTGAAACGTATCGTGGGGCTGACCGGAACGCCGAGCAGCAACGGACTGATGGATTTATGGGCGGAGTTCCGGCTGCTGGATATGGGGGAGCGGCTTGGCAGGTTCATCGGGCAGTACCGCACCTCCTACTTCCGGCCGGATAAGCAGAATGGGCAGGTGGTGTTCTCCTACAAGCCGCTGCCGGGGGCGGAGAAGCAGATATACGGCAAAATCTCCGACATCACCATTTCCATGAAGTCCACCGACCACCTGCAGATGCCGGAACTGATCAATTCCAGATACACCGTGTATCTCTCCGAGAAGGAGGATTCGCGGTATGCGGATTTGAAGCAAGACCTCGTCCTGCAGTTGCCAGACGGCGAGATCACAGCCGCCAATGCCGCATCCCTTTCCGGGAAGCTGTCGCAGATGGCGAATGGGGCGGTGTACACTGATGCCGGGGAGACGGTCGCCATCCATGAGCGGAAGTTGGACGCTTTGGAGGACATCATCGAGGCGGCGAACGGCAAGCCGGTACTGGTGGCTTACTGGTTCCGGCATGATCTGGAACGCATCACGGAACGGCTTCAAAAACTGAAAATTCCATGTTCCCGGCTGGACACGGACGGCAGCATCCAGAAATGGAACGCCGGGGAAATCCCGGTGGCGCTGATCCACCCAGCATCCGCAGGACACGGCCTCAACCTCCAGAGCGGAGGAAATACGCTGGTGTGGTTTGGGCTGACATGGAGCCTTGAGTTATATCAGCAGACGGTGGCAAGGCTGTGGAGGCAGGGGCAGGCATCCGAGACCGTGGTGGTGCAGCACATCATCACGAAGGGCACCATAGATGAGCGGATTATGAAAGCATTATCCGAGAAGGACACCACGCAGACCGCACTGATCGATGCAGTGAAGGCAGACTTGAAGATATAAGTGGGAATGCCGCCAGTCAAAAATGCAAATCTGAGCCAATCAATGAAAATCAATGACAATCTTTGAAAATCCGGGGGAAGCAAATCTATTTTGATTGGAGGCATAGCTTATGAGCATTATCTGGAAGTACCTTGACAAGCGGTCGGCGGCCGTGGATGCACTGAAGGACTACAGCAATATGAAATTCATCATCGAACACACGGATGATGAGATAAAGGCGGCATATGAGAAGATGGGCGGCATCAGCAGCCCGCAGTCTGACGGGATGCCCCGCACACACAATCCCCGTGCTGCGGAGGACAGGATGATAAAGGGCATTGAGGAAATTGATGTCCTGAAAGAACGATACCGGCAGGCAGTGGAATATATGGCGTGGTTTCTCCCGGCATGGGAGGAACTTTCAGAGGATGAACGGTATGTGCTGGAAACCTTTTATTCCGATGAGGAGAGACAGACGGATTCCGTTTACGACATCTGCGACCGTTTCCACATTGAGCGGACATCCGCATACAAGAAAAAGAACCGTGCCCTTCAGAAGCTGGTCACGCTGTTGTACGGAAAAAGCTGATGTCCAAAATCGCGGACGATTTTCCATATTGGACGTGGTACACTGATATTATCGAAAACTGCATAAAGACAGACGGCCTTCGTGGGAACAGCCCTGCGGGGGCTTTCTTTATGCCCATGAGGAGGTGAGGCAGATGCCAAGGAAACCGAAGAGGCCGTGTTCCTTCCCCGGATGCCCGAAGCTGACGGACGGGAGGTTCTGTGAGGAGCATGAGAAACAGGAGAACCGCCGTTACGAGAAGTACGACCGTGACCCGGCTGTACGCCGTAGGTACGGCAGAGCGTGGAAACGTATCCGTGACCGCTACGCCGCGAAGCACCCATTTTGTGAGGAGTGCCAGAAGAAAGGATTGCTACGGCCGGTGGAGGAAGTACACCATAAGCGGCCATTAGCAGAGGGCGGCACCCACGATGAGAGCAACCTTGTGTCATTGTGCCAGTCCTGCCATGCAAGGATTCATGCGGAGCGCGGCGACAGATGGCATAAACATTAATTTGTTTTATGGGAATCAGTGCTGTGTTGATTTATGCCATGGAGGTTTCTGCTGACCCGGAGGGGCGGTCGGAATCTCTGCAAGGAACCCGCCGGGGAACGGGCGTGGGGTGTCACGCACAAAAACCGGAAATCAAACGGGGGATTGCCCTGCTCTGATTTTCCGTATTCCATAGGCTTTTTAAGGTGCTGCGGCGTTTGATTTCCGCAGCATTTTTTCAAACGAAATCAAAGAAACGGGGTGAAATCAGTGGCAAAAGACGGCAGCAACCGTGGCGGCGCAAGGCCGGGGGCAGGGCGCAAGCCCAAGGCGCTCACGGAGAAGATCAGCGAGGGGAAAACGGCGGCGGTCATGATGGAGCCTGCAGAACTGGAGGGCGTGGATGTGCCGCCCGTGAAGGACTTCCTGAAATCCCCGCAGAAGAGCGGGCGGGAGCTGGTGGCGGAGGAAGTGTACAACGAAACCTATGCCTGGCTGAAAGCAAGGGGATGTGAAAAGCTGGTCACCGTGCAGATGGTGGAGCAGTACGCCATGAGCGTGTCCCGGTGGATTCAGTGCGAGGAGATCGTGTCCTCCACGGGCTTCCTTGCGAAGCACCCGACCACGGGGGCTGCCATCGCATCCCCCTATGTCACCATGAGCCAGTCCTACATGAAGCAGACCAATTACTGCTGGATGCAGATATACCAGATCGTGAAGGAGAACTGCTCGGTGGAGTTCCAAGGGAACACGCCGCAGGATGATGTGATGGAGCGGCTGCTCCGTGCGAGGAAAGGAGTGTAGAGGAAAATGGGAAAGACGACAACCGAGATGCAGCTCATCCCTTTGGGGAAGCTGGTGCCGTATGTGAACAATGCACGGACGCACTCGCCGGAGCAGCTCACAAAGCTCCGCTCGTCCCTGCGGGAGTTCGGCTTCATCAACCCGGTCATCATCGACCGGGATTTCAATGTCATCGCGGGGCATGGCAGGATCATGGCGGCGAAGGAAGAAGGGATTGCAGAGGTCCCGTGTGTGTTTGTGGATTATCTGACGGAGGCGCAGAAGAAAGCCTACATCCTTGCGGACAACCGCATGGCTTTGGATGCGGGATGGGATGAGGAACTGCTCCGCATCGAGATTGAAAGTTTGCAGGGCGCGGATTTCGATGTGTCCCTGACGGGCTTCGGTGAGGATGAGATTGCCGACCTCTTTGCCGGGGACGGGGAGAAGGATGTGAAAGATGATGACTTTGACCTTTCCGCCGCACTGGAGAAAGCGGCGTTCGTGGAGAGGGGCGATATCTGGACGGTGGGCAGGCACCGGCTGATGTGCGGCGATGCCACCAGTGCGGAGGATGTGTCGGCGCTCATGGATGGGAAGAAAGCAAACCTCATCGTGACGGACCCGCCGTATAACGTCGCATTCAAGAGCGGCAGCGGGCTTTCCATCCAGAATGACAGCATGGAGAACGGGGAGTTTTATACATTTCTGTACAATTCCTTCCAGAACATGGCAGAACATCTGGAGAAGGGCGGTGCGGCCTATGTGTTCCATGCGGACACGGAGGGGCTGAATTTCCGCAAGGCGTTTGTGGACGCAGGCTTCCACCTTGCCGGAGTGTGCATATGGGTAAAGAATTCCCTCGTGCTTGGGCGCTCGGACTACCAGTGGCAGCATGAGCCTGTCCTTTACGGCTTTCTAAAGAACGGGAAGCACCCATGGTATTCCGACCGGAAGCAGACCACCATATGGAACTATGACAAGCCGAAGCGGAACAAAAACCACCCGACCTCAAAGCCGCTTGACCTGCTCGGATACCCGATCTGCAATTCCTCCCAGGAGAACGCCATCGTGCTGGACACCTTCGGTGGCAGTGGCTCCACGATGATGGCGTGTGAGCAGACGAACCGCATCTGCTGCATGATGGAGCTGGATGAAAAGTATGCGTCCGTCATCCTGCGGAGGTATGTGGAGGACACCGGGGATTCGGAAAATGTGTATGTGGAGCGTGGAGGGGAGAGAATCCCGTACTCCGCGCTGGTGAAGGAGGTGGAGGCGAAATGAATGCGGACGCTATATATATCCATAGTAGGGAGTCCGGCGCTGGCGGCGGAGACACACCGAATCCGCAGACTGCGGATTCCCGGCTGACCCTTGGAAGCCTCTTTGACGGCTCCGGCGGTTTTCCGCTCGGAGGGCTGCTTGCGGGCATCACGCCTTTATGGGCATCAGAAATTGAGCCGTTCCCCATCCGGGTGACCACGAAGCGGCTGCCCTTCGTGAAGCACTTAGGCGATATTTCCGCGGTGGACGGTGCAAAGATCGCACCTGTGGATATCATCACCTTCGGCTCGCCCTGCACCGATATGTCGGTGGCCGGCAAGCGGGCGGGGCTGGACGGGCGGCAGTCCTGCCTGTTCTATCAGGCAATACGAATCGTAAAGGAAATGAGGTGTGCAACAGATGGAAAATACCCAAGGTTTATCGTATGGGAGAACGTCCCCGGCGCCTTCTCCTCTAACAAGGGGGAGGACTTCAAGGCCGTCCTCGAAGCGGTCTGCTCTGTCAAAGACGAAAGTGTTTCTGTACCTGGACCTCCGAAGGGGAAATGGGCAAACGCGGGAACTGTCGTGGGGGACGGATTTTCCCTCGCATGGCGGGTGCTTGACGCCCAATTTTGGGGAATCCCCCAGCGAAGGAAACGCATCTACCTTGTCGCAGATTTTGCAGGCGGGAGTGCCGGAAAGGTATTATTTGAGTCCGAAGGCGTGTCTGGGTATTCTGCGGAGGGCTTCCGCGCGTGGCAAGGAGCTGCCGGAGGTGCTGCGGATTGCGCTGGAGCGGCAGGCGGCATCTGCTTAAACGACCAGGGCGGGCAGAGGATGGATGTGACGGATGAGGTGACCTGCACCTTGCGGGCAGAGGCACACCATCCTCCGTGTGTATTGGAGTCGGCAGGTTTCTGCACGGAGCATTCCGCACAGGCGCGGGGGATTGGGTACGAGGAGGAAACCTCGCCCACGCTCCGTGCCGGGACGGTCCCTGCGGCGGTTGCGTTGGAGAACCACCCTGCGGACAGCCGTGTGAAGCTGTCAGAGGATGGCAAGGTACAGACGCTGACCTCCCGGATGGGGACTGGCGGCGGGAATGTACCGATGGTCATGAGCCAGGAGGATGCCGCTATGGAACCGGAACTTTATGAGAACCATTCACAGGATACGAGATATACGGGGCCTTTGGAAACGGCGCCTACGGTCAGCTCCACCTACGGCATGGGCGGCAATAACCAGCCGTTCGTGGTGGAAACGCCCAAGACGCTGAAAATCCGCTCCGGCTGTGAGGGCGGCGGCAAAGGGGCGATCATACAGGATGACAAATCCGCAACTCTCTCCTGCAACAATGACCAGACGGTGTTCGTGCCTTTCTGCAAGGGGTACCGCGCCCACTACAAAGGGGATGCGCCGACCTGGAAGGACGGGAAGGTGGCAAACACGCTGAACACCTTTGATGTGGGTGAGAGCCGCTGCAATGAACTGGTGGTGCAGGCATACGGCATCTGCTCTAAAGACAGCAATGCCATGAAGTCGGATAATCCCCACAGCGGATTTTATGAGGCAGATACTTCCCGGACTCTGGATGGGAACGGCGGAAATCCCTCCTGCAACCAGGGCGGTATTGCGGTGGTGTCGGTGCAGGGCTCCATGATCGGCAGGGACGATAAGAACGGGCCGCAGGGCAGCGGGGTGAATGGGGATGTTTCCTTCACGCTGAATGCCACGGACCACCATGCGGTGGCGTACCCGACTTACTGCACAAGCAAGAATTCCCATTTCACGCGGGCGGAAAAGGAGCTGGCAAATACGCTGGTGGCTACAGATTATAAAGACCCGCCTGTCATCAATGATGTACAGACGGCATCCGGCAAGGAGGTGTTCGGCACACTTTCCGCAAGCATGGGCTCCAAGCAGTGGCTCGGCAACCAGGAAGCGTTCAGCGGGGACTACCATATCATGGAGCCGGAGTATATCGTCCGCAGGCTGACGCCGACGGAGTGTGCGAGGCTGCAGGGCTTCCCGGACTGGTGGTGCAGCGGCCTTGGGACGGAAGAACCCACGGAGGATGACCTTGCCTTCTGGCGGGAGGTCTTTGAGACCCACCGGAAGATTGCAGGGACTTCCACAAAACCTAAAACGGATAAGCAGATCATCAAGTGGCTGAAAGACCCGCATTCGGATTCCGCTGAATATAAGATGTGGGGCAATGGCGTGGCGCTGCCGAATGTTTATTTCGTGCTTTCGGGCATTGTGTATTACGCACAGTTCCCGGACTTTTTATTGTGACATTTTTTCTCACATACCGCTTGCTATTTCTGCCGTTCAGAGTGATTAATGTAGTACCGAAAAACGAAGGAGGTACAAAAAAATGAGGTTTGAATTCAACAGGACAGGGGCAGAAAGAAAAGCGCTGGTGCAGGCGATGGGGGAGATTTTAGAGGTAAAGCCGAAATACCTCGGAATGCCGACAGCGGCTTACCAGGTGGATTACTTCCATATCGACAAAAACGGCGGGGTGGAATTTGACGACCGGGCGGACAGTGAGGAAATAGAAAACCTGCTGGAGCGGCTTGCGGAAAGAGGGATTGTCGCAGCTCCGGCGGAAACGGCACAGGAGGCCGGCACGGCGGAAGAAAATGCGGATGCGGAAAGTAATGCGGAGGAGCAGGAAACGGAGGCACAGGAAACGGAGGCACAGGGGGCAGATCTGGGGCTTACGGTGGAAATGCCGAGGGATTCCTTCACGGATGCTGTGCTGGAGAACCTGCGGAAGCTTGTGGATGCCAAGGGAAGCCTCATCAAAAAGGCGCTGGCAGTCGGCAGCCTTCCGATTGAAGCGGACGGGGAGAAGGTTTCCTTCCCCTGGTTTTCCGAAACGGACAGCGAGTCGGCAGCAGCCTATACCCATTTCGTTGCCGCCCTCTGCGACATGGCGAGGAACCAGAAACGCATCACGGCGACCGAGAAAAAGGTGGAGAATGAAAAATACGCCTTCCGGTGCTTCCTGCTCCGGCTCGGCTTCATCGGGGCGGAATACAAGGGCGAGCGGAAAATCCTGCTGAAGAACCTCTCCGGCAGCTCGGCATTCAAAAACGGCGAAAGGAAGGAGGCGGTCAGCAGTGAACTTTCCGAATAGGGAGATTGTGGAGCGTGTCCGCAGGGAGTACCCTGCAGGCACACGGGTGGAGCTTGTACGGATGGACGATGTGCAGGCCCCGCCCATCGGGACGCGGGGAACAGTCGAAGGTGTGGATGACACGGCGAGCGTCATGGTCGCATGGGACAACGGCAGCAGCCTCCATGCAATTTACGGCGAGGATGTGGTGCGCAGGATAAAGGAGGATGAATAGATGGAGCAGGACATTCTGAAACAGCTTTATTTTGGTGAAATCGTGCCGTGGGAGAA